TTCGGGCGCGGTGTCTGACACAGCAATAATATGTTCCATCGCCATGTCTGCTAGTTCTTCTGGTGAATGCCCACGATTTGATGTGGTGTACACCATGAACCGACCAACCGTTCCGACGCCTTGTGCGCTTGCCATAAATCCTCTTTAAGTTACTTGAACACGAGTTTGGCCTGAACGATACGCATCTTGACGGTCTAAACCATCTGACAACCGTTTCAGTTGATTGAGCGCATCGTTATAGTTTGCTTGATACATTTGCAAAAGGTCTGCCTCACCTTTTAAAAATATATAAGCTTCTACTAGAGAGCCATATAAAAGGACAGTACTAAAATTACTTCCAAGCCATGAAGTGCCTATGTCTACAATAGACGCAGGGTAGGCGTTATAGTGCATCTCCATGGTATAGGCCGCATCAGGCGTAGGACCTAATATATAAGTGTTTTGGTCAAAAACGGCGTAATACTGGGGTTTACCAGAAACTGCGGGGTAAGGAAAAGCTTGCCTAATAAAGTTTACGTCCTTATTTAGCAAGTATTCGTACTCTCCGGTAATTGGCGTAACTACGGCTATAGAATAATTTGATAGCCAATCTGCGGGGAGAGACAAATACTTGTTCCCCAAGGTAGTTGTACCAGTAACATTTTTTCGTTGGACAGGTAGCTGAACCGAGTTGTAAATGCGGGTTTCAGCCTGTCGAATAAACAGGTCTATCTGCTCCGTGCCGTTAGATGTAGTCGTGCCGGTACCCGCGACATCCGTCCATATATTCGACGGAAAGTCGTTTTGCAAATAGTTTTTTATAGCAATAAACAACTCGTTGTAGTTCACGCTTCACCTCAACCCATTGGGCCTCGTGCCATTAAACCTTTAGTTGCTGCGCCTGTGCCACGAATTTTGATACCAGTGGTTTTTGGCTCTTTATAGTTACCCTTAGTAACTACACCAGCACCAATGTTCATCTCATTCATGCAGTCTTTACCAGAATAGGATTTAAGCACCGATGGCGGTGCGGATTTAATCTTTTCCATTATCGGCTCCTTGAAGACCCACGCTGATTCATAGCACGAGCCATGTTGCGGCCCATCTTCTTCATGGCTTCGCCGGTCACCCCGCCTTTAGCCATACCTTTGTGCATCCGCTTTTCGTGTGCTTTGACTTCCGCCTTAGCCACTTTCTTCATGCTGTCCATAATCTACTCCTAAGTAATAGATACTGTTACTGTCCCTACCTGACCAAGACCTACAAGGTCATTAATAGCTAGTTGAAAATCCCCGCCGTTACCAAACCCTACTGGGTTCCACCCCCACTGAATAATACGGCTACCCCCCGAAGGGTCGCCAAAATCAGTGTTCAACGTCAGCTGCAATCCGGTATAACCAGCTTGGCGGTAACTTAAATCCGGTCTTGGCTCCCGAACAGCTTGCGGGTCTTGCACTGGGTACATCCCTAACTGTAACTGCGGATGATCTTGTTCCCAACAGGTATGACATACTTTAATCGAAACCTGTTTGGTTTTAATCGTTAGCTTCTTCAGTTCTTTCAGCTTGTAACGAAATCCACAACGGTCACACTCCGCAATAGAATTCTTGCCACTAGCAAACCTGTTTCCCATTAGAAAAACATCTCCCGTGGCACTAGACGGTCAGCCGCTTTTTCGCGGTCTTCGCCCGCCGCTAAATCCCACGCTTCATCATACATAGCCTTTAGAGCTTGGATGCGCATTGGGTCAACTTCCGGCTTTTTTACAGAAATCATATAAGCAAGGCCCGCTACTAAACAGTTCTGGAAACGGAACGGTATATCTACTACGTTAGTTCCATTACCTGCATCATAAATACGTTTTAACCGCCAGTAATAAAACACGTAATATGGGTTTAGTTGCGTGCCTTGGTCTGGTGCAGGCCATACATTAATTTGTGGATACTTTGGGGTTGCGCCCAATAAATCGGTCGTCTGCCCGCTCTGCCGATTAATCCAAACTTGAATAGGACGGCCTTGCGTTAGTTTATTTGGGATAGTTGAATACGTAGATACGCTGATTCGAGTTATATTTAGATCAGTCTGGTTAGGACCTTGTCCGGAATCAGTGCGAATAACATGTTCAATAAGATCAACGGTATCATTAGGTAAATCATATGTAACCACCCCTTGTACTAAATTAATTGAGCCTTGCTCAATCGTCCACAAGTTGATACCTCGGTTAGCCCACTCACCAATAAGAAAATTAAGGCTGCGCCGTGCCGTACGAAAGTCATAGCCGGTACGCAACTCAAGCCCGCAACGCTCAAACGCCTCTTCAAAAATTTCGTTAAGGTCGGGGTTGAAACTTGTGTTACTAGTTGTAAAGGCCATGATTATTTAAATTAAAAATACATGCGACCAAGACCACCATACATCCCGCCATACGGGGAAAACGGTGGACGATATTCTTGCTGTTGTTTCTGGAACCCTTGCATCTGGGTTTGAAAATCCTTAAACCCCTGACTGTTTTCAAACTCTTCTTGCAACGCTTTTTGCTTGTTCATGTATTCCGTATAAGGACTACTCTGCTGAAACTTTTGTTGCGCTTCCTGCGCTTGCTGCATCCACCCCGGCATACTAGGAGGGGGGCTAGGAGAAAAGTTGGAATAGTTTTGAAACCCTTGGGTATAAGGATTACCGCCCCCATACGGATTAATTCTACGCATACTCTGCATAGAAGACGAGAGCATACTCTGTGCCCCCGGATTGCCTACTTGACCAACTGGACCGCCACCAGCCATAACTACCCCCTCGCTGCCCGCATGTTATCTATCAAATTAGGATAAGGTCTCCCGGCGGCTTTAGCCGCTGCTTTTGCAGCGGACTTTTTCTCAGGACTAAGCTTACTTGGCTTACCAAGACCTTTAGGGCGAGGCTTATCCCAGACCTCGCCACCCTTTTTATACACTTTCACAGGCTCATTACCATCACGCTTTTTGATGGTTTTGATCTTAGCTGGGCTTATATCGCCCATCCCGCGAGAAAGCATCATATGATCTTACCCTTAGTTTTACCGCGTTGAGCGATACCATCTGCTCTCTTTGAAGCAGACGATTTGACCTTACCGCCCTTCTTCATGCCCATTCCCGGCGCAGCAGGTTTTACATTAGTCATGGGCATACTAGTAGGACGCGGCATTGGCATTGGCGCCGGATTTGCCGGACCACCCCCACCGATCATAGGAGCGCCGCCGGTCGGTTTATTAGGCAATACGTTCACAGCAGGGCCAACGGGCATACCGCCACCAGCAGGGCCACCCCTAGTAGGTAGTACGTTTACAGCGGGGCCCGGCATAGGACGACCACCGCCAGCAGGTCCTCTTGGTTTGATAGGTCTCATCTCAATCTCCTTAGCAATACTTGCCGCCAGCCTTACCGCCGCTCTTCATCGTCACCTGTTTAGCTTTGGTCTTGCCTTTGTGGGCAACACCATCAGCCGACTTGTGACCAGCAGCCAGACCACCAGCGGCGTACTTTTTGACGCCGCCACCTTTATTCATACCAGCTTCAGCCATCTCATGTTTGATCATGGACTTAGGAGCACCCTTCTTTTTCATGAAGCCAATCTCTTCCTTAACCTTCTTCATTGACTCTTTCATCTCACCGCCTCCTTTAAATTTCTTGCCTTTATCGGCTTCCATAAACTCTTTTCCCACAGACTGTGGAATCTTAGTTTTCTTTGCCACAGCTGGATTAGTTGCCACCGCAGCCATGAGACGGTGTTGTTTACCTGAGACGCTTGGCATCAGACCATTCTCCCGCGAGTCTTGCCGCGCTGTGCAATGCCATCGCCTCGACTAGAAGCGGAGCCGCCGTTATACTTTTTAACCATACCGCCCTTCTTGAACGGAGTTGTATTACGCAGGTGTCGTGGCACAAACTTACTATCGCTGCCCTTTTCCTTGTCCTTAGAATACCTAGTAACAGGCGCAGTCTTAGGCTTAGCCGGTTTTGGTTTATCTTCGCTCTTAGCTTTATCCTCAAGATCATACTTACTGCCAGTTGGATAAGGCTTAGACGGACGCTCACTAGATGGCAAAGGCATCTTAGTTTCTGGTTTTTTAGGCTGCGCCTTTGGAACCGACTTAGGTTTAAGGTCTGCGTTATCAGGCGGGGCCATTTTTACAGCAGTAGATGACGACACTGTTGGCTTTGATGTCGAAACTTTCTTAACAGGCGCAGGTGCGGGGGTGTTGTCTTTAACGTCAGTATCAGGTTCAGTTGTATCAGACCCAGAAAAAGTGCCGGTCTCTTTGATCGGCTTAACCTTCTTCGCAAGATACTCTTCACGAGTCTCTTCTTTTGGCGCAGCTTTAGTCTCAGGCTCTACTGACTTAGCACCGACTTGCTTATCTATCTGTTCCTGCGGCGAGCGGCCTTTACTGTCTACAGACTTCAAGCTCTGGAACTTGTCTTCCTTATCTTCTTTGTTCTTCATCAGCTTGTCGTATATAGCAGAGCCGACAAAGCCAGCACCTAAGCCGGTAAGGATGGTGCCCCCAGTACCGAACTTTTTAGCCTTCTTTTTCATAAAACTCTCCTTTGCGACTCAATTAGCTGGTCAATCTTATTCTCCAGCCTATTGAATCTCTGATCAATGTGATCAGTAATACGATCCACTTCCGCTTTTGTCACGTTATCCCGTGCAATTTCTTCACGCGTCTTATTCAAAAGAATAGTGATACGCGCAAGCTCAGAGAATTTTTCATGGGCAATATACGCAAACAAGCCCACAAACAGCGACAACGCGCCATTCCAAACGAATGCTAGGTCCACGGTTAACACTTCCAAGCTCGTAAAGATTTGTTAATACGACTATTAGGGTCGCTCGCTGTCTTGGAACTCGTAAGCTTCTTTTTCATTCCTTCCATACGGGCGCAGAATGATTTCTTACGAGGCCCACCCTCCGGTTGTGGCGCTTTCAATCCGGGTTTACCGGGGTTCGCCGCGTTATACGACGCCCGCCCCTTGGCGTTTAAACCGCCCTTGGGGTTCTTCCCTTCTTTTCTTTGCCACGCCGGAGACTTAGCCATAGAACACCACAATGGTTGCGCTAGACAGCGTGGCATGTACATCCGTGTTGAACTTGATGCCTTCGCCGGGGAACAGAATGTGTACTGACCCCTTGGCCGCAGGAGCCGTAAAAGAAAACCTCGTCGTACCGCCGGAACCGCCGTCTTTTAGAACAACAGTTCCGCTTTCGTCGTAGCTGACCGTTACCGCTTTTACACGGGTTGGAGCGCCATACGCCGTATTGGTAGAGGTTACCTGCGCGGCTTTTACGTCTGTTTGCATCATGGTGATGCCTCCTTATCAGACGTTTTGCTGACCAACCAGCGGATCGGTGACGAAGTAAGTGATGATGCCAGCAACAGGGTTGTTGCCGCTTGTGTCACTACGGGAAGTCACGTAAGCCATCTCGGTAGAAGCTGTACCGGTCACAACAGTACCAATGCTGGTAGTCGCGGCAGTTGCCACAGACAAGTTGTTAGCGATAGCCGCAGGTGTTGCGGTGCCGCTGGTGTAGCCGGTTGTGCCAAGGTCAACAGAACCCGCGCCGGTAGTGATAACACTTACCGAAACGACAACTGCGCCAGCTGGGAGAATAAGTGCAGGTGCGCCAGAAACAGAAGAAACCAGCACGTTAGCGGTTTCAGATGCGTCAGGGATGTAGAACTGAGCAGCCATCAGACCGGAACCGCAATACGCGGTACGAGTCGTGTCGCCGCCACCCGAACGCCAAATACTTTGGGTAGTAGAAAGAGCCATATTTTTCCTCATGCGGTTAGGTGCGTCAATCTGCATGAAGTCAGGCCGGGTGCCTGTTTGACGCACCGGGTAAACCCGGTATACCTACTTTATATACTACAAAAAAGGGGGCGTAAAGCCCCCTTTTCTATTACGCGCCTTGCGAGCCGTACATGCCCAGCGGGTCAGACCAGCCGAACGAGTAACGCTCACGAGCCTTGTAACGCACGTTGCCGGTGTCAAAGTCACCGTCCATCGAGTTCGCCAGAGGCGTACGAACAAAGTGCTTCATGCCGTTTGGAACGTCAGTGGTCAGGAACCATGCGTTGTTGTCGGTCAAGAAGTGGTTGATCGTGTAGCCGCCGGGGATCGAACCGTTGTTCTTCAGTGCGTTCACGTCGTTATCGTTGGTACCGACACGGAGTTCGGTTTCCAACAGACGAGTAGCAACGAACTGGAGGGACGGTGGGATGATCAGCTTCTGTGGTTTCGCAGCAATCAGCAGACCACGTTCGTCAGTCCACGCAGCGATTTGAATCACAGCGTTTTCCAGCGAAGTTTCGTTCAAGTCAGCAGGAGTCGAAGGGATGTTCGAGTTAGTGCCGCCAGAGACGAGTGGGTGGTTGTTTGCAAACAGGGCTTTACCGTCGCCACCCGGATAGGAAGCATTAAAGCCGTTGTTCAACACGTTTGCTGCTTTGACTTGCTTGGTATACGACATAGCACGAGCCAGAGCCTTGGTATAACGAGCCGACAGGCTGTCATACAGGTTATCTTCAATGGCCTCTTCGGTCAGCGAGAAACCCAGAGCAATAGTTTCGTGGTTGTATCGTGCAGTCCATGCTTCTTGCGCATTGTCATACGCAATCGCAGAACCTTCGTTTTTCACCGGAGCTGCCGAGAAGCCGGACAGCTTGGTTTCTTCTTCGAACGAACGCTCGGAACTCTCTGTTTCGTAGATTTCCTTGTGTTCCTCACCATAACGCGAGTACTCCATGCCGAACAAAGCGTTCAAGCCGGGGAGCAGCTCTTTCAGTAGTTGTGCGCGTGAAATAGCCATGATTTAACTCCCTTATACGCTATCTGGGCCGTTCGGGTTGAGATAAGAATGACCGCCAGCCAGAGTTACCGACGCGGTTTCAGCCGTGAAGTCGATAGTGATGGTTGGGTGCGGAGCATTCCACTTAACAATAACTTCGCTGTAGTTACCGCTGGAATCGGTAGTCTCTTCAACGAGGCCAACGACACGGAACGGTAGCGTCTGCGCAGTATTGCTGCCCGAATCATAAGCACCAATGTTCGAGTTACCCGAAATAGTGGTGTTCGAGGCTGGCTGCGAAATAGCCATGTTGTTGCCCAAGATCGTGCCCGAAATTGGAGTGATGGTGGAGCTAGTAGCGCCGCCAGTCACAGCAACCTTGAACAGTTGATCAGGATCATCAGCGACATAAGCCACGATGTCCGAAGCAACAACACTGCCCGGATATGAGTTAGCGAACAGCTTTTGGCCGGTCGATGGATTGGTGTAGCTAACACCAAGGAACACGCCAGTCACGCCATTGGCGTTAACAGTAGTCGTGCCGGTCTCTTTAACAATAGTGCCACCATCTAGGCGAACGATGTCGCCATTATAGATAGCAGTACCGTAGTTACTTGCAATCGGGAGTTCACGAGTCTGGCCCGCAAACACCTGACCGCCGATCAGATTGATCGGTTTTAGCCCGTAAGGGGCATTTACAGTCGGATATGCCATGTTTGACTCCAAAAATTGAGATTAACCACCTTTGCAGAACGTGGTCGTAGACTTTCTCTCAGCAAAAAGAGGCATACGAACATCGTTCTCGCGCATGAAGCTGCTGTCAATCGCATTCGTCTGAGCTATGGTTTGGTTTGCGTAATACTGATTACGCTGTTGCACAAACTCTTCAGGCGTCTTGCATAACAGTAGCCCATCGACCTCAATGTTGTCTTTAAAACGACTATTAGGGTCGACTAGCAGTCTAAATTTAGGTTGCTCCTCAATCCTTACTGGTTCCCAACCTTCTCGCAATTTAGCGGAGATGTTCTTGGGGTCAGCTTTGTTAAGCGTAGCAACACGTATCCACCTATACGCAAACCCAGCCTGTTTATCAGGTTCTGGCAGTAATTCCGCAGGGGCCCACTGCTTAGGGCGTTCCTGTTGCGCACGGGCTTCTAATTCTCTAGTAAGTCGGTTCTCGCTCATAATCAACTCCCTTGTAATTTAAGGACTTCGCGGGCGTATTGCTCCGGGGTCAGTTTGAATTTCTTTGCTAACGCTGCTTGTGTAGCTGTTAGCCTCACCTGTTTCGGAGCCGTGCTCCGCTTAGCTGATGCTACGACGGTACTCGGCTTACTTTTTTGCTGAGATTTTTGTGACTCAGCAGCATTTGGAAAGGCTTCTGGGAACCGCCTGCGCATAGTCTCGTCAATGCGCTTGTAGTAGTCGTCAGTACCAATATATTCAGGGCCGTACTCACGAAACAACTTTTTATGCAGTCCCATCGCTGCGTCCGTCATCTCCTCGTCCTTATTGAACCAGTTGGAGTTACGGCGCTGCCAATCAGCGAATTTCGGGTCGGCTGGTTTTTGTTCCTGCCGAGGTTGCGGGAGTTGTACCTCAGTTTCTGTATCTTGTAAAGTGGGCTTATATTGTTTTGTACGATCCAACTTTAAGGACGCATCCACTAGGGCTTGCTGTGCCTCAACTAACTTCTCAGCGTCGCCGGAGTCATACGCCTCCCGGTAGTTGCGCTTAGCAACCTCGACCTCAGTCTCGGCTGCTGACCGGGCAGTGGCTATATACTCTTGCTCTCCAGAAGACAGGGTCGTCTTGAGAAGTTTGTTCTCCTCAAGAAGGCTTTGGGCAATACGTAGGGCTTCCGCCTGTTCCCGTAATGCTGCTTCCTTCTCCCGGCGCTCATCGTGCCAAGCCTTCTTATACTGTTTAAACCGGCTGACTACCTCTTCGGGGTACTCCCCGCCATCCTCCGGTTTTTCCAAAGAGTTAACAATATCGGCAGGAAGTGGTTCCTTACCACGGTCTTCTTCAGGGGTATCGTCCTCGATCTCAACAAGAAGCTCGTCCTCATCTTCAGCTTCCGCTGTCGTAGTCTCGTTCTCAAGCTCGTCGGGGAACTTATACTCAGTTTGTTCCATAGGCATGTCTGTCTCCTTATGCTCGTGAAATACCGCGTGGGTCTTGGACTACGGCCTCGACAGAGTCATCATTAATTAGACGGAACTCCCGTCCATGAATCTTCAGTCTGGTGCCGCTGTTTGGACGAGCCAAGACAAAGTCACCCTCTTTGCACCAAGGGCCACCGGGGAATCTCTTGTCGTCTTTATAACAGTCTGGTCCGAGTTTCACGACAAAGAAGACCGTGCTAAGGACTTCCTCGTAATGTACGGTCTGGCCTGCTTTAATTAGGCCACTGTCATACTTCTCTTCTATTTCAGGAATGGCAACTAATATGTGGTACCCCGACGGGTCGGGGAGTTGAGTTGCCTTCTCTTCTGCGGTTTGTGGCAGTGTTGACACTTCACCGCTTTCTGTAGCGATGGCTAGTTCAGTCATCTGAATACTCCAAGTGTTTTGCGAGGTCGATTATGTAAGCTTCAACTGCGGTGAGACCTCGAATTTCACCGCAGATAAACCGGTACTCCTCAAAGCTCTTGGCAGAACTGTTACCAAGCCCGTCAGATAGTTGTGCCCGACGCTCACGTAGTTCTTTAAGGATGGCTTCTATGACATTCATTTCTTACCTTTCTCTTTCTGTGGAGGAGGTTTATTCGCCTGTTGCTCACGATGTTTGTGCAGATCAACTGCAACTCTGAAGCCTTCGGCTTCCTGTTGTTTGTTTAGCTTGTCTCTGTCTAGCTCATACTTAACTGCCATATTTGCCCCAGCGATTTCTTTCTGGGCGTCAATACGTTGCTTCTCAATCTCCAGTTGCGCCATGCGTGCAGCTGCATCAGACTGATCCTTGGCGATCTTCCGCTGGACTTCAGCCTGTTTAATCTGCAACTCTTGCATTTGCATCTGAATGATTGGGTCTTGCATCTGCTGTTCAGCTTGTTTCTGTTGAGCCTCTTGCTGATGCTGCTGCAATAGCTGTTGTGAAGCTTGTGCTGCGGCCTTAGAGATTTGCAGCTCCATCTCTTTCGGAATCTCGATGTCTTCATCTGCCTCGTAGTTCGGAAGCTGAAAGCCCATAGCTGCCTCAAGCTGTTTGCGGTACTCATACCCCACATGCTCGGTTATATGCGCCATCATTGCTGCTTGTAGCATCGGCGCTTGTGGGTTCTGTCCTATTACTTCTTGAATCTTCGGGTCTTGTATCGCCGCCATGTGTACCGCGATATGTGCCTGATGGTCCTGATAGATAAACGCTTTAACAGGCTTGCCTCTCAAGATATTCTGATTCTCAGTAATCGGATCACGCGGGCGCGTGTCGTCTTCCATCGGTACAAGCTTGGTGTAGTTCTTAATGCCCAACACATCCAACATCTGTCTGTGTAGTAGTGGCATGTCATAGAGCTGTGGTGCTGTTTGTGCCAGCTGTAGTACCGCCTGATACTGCACGACTTTCTGACTCATCGTCGCAGCGTTCGGATCACTGACCGGGATCACCGTGGTGGTGTCGTAGTCACTGCGCCTGGCCTTGCGATCACCTTCTTCGGGGTCGTAGTTGTACTCATCGGGCGTGTAGTCCGCGATGATGTTCTTGAGCAGCCGGAACTCTTCTTTCATGGCAAAGTGCAAACGAGCCTGCACTGCACTCATGACCTTCAGCGTACGCTCAAGGATGGCCAGGGTAGTGCCCACCGGGGCCTGCGCCGACATGTCGCTGACCTTCAGATCACCCGAAGACGCGAACGCGCGGCCTTCTTGGACGATGTTCTGGAACAGCGCAAACAGAACCTGAGACGGTTCTTTGTACGGCAGCGGGAGAATGTTGTCGCGGATTGAGCCGCTGGGGACGTCTACGTCTCTGAATTCTCCGGGTGCGATGGGGGTGTCATCGCCCTTGACACGCAGTCCTCTAGACTTGAGTCCGCCCGGAAGATTAGAAAGAGTGCCAGCGTCAACAAGCTGACGAATGAGCATAGTAGCAGACTTAGCATAACCACCAATAAGGTGGA